AATAGCAGCTTCAGCATTGGGGTTTCCGACATAGGTCGATAATCCAGATAGCGCAGCGTTTCCTGCTGGGATGATATTTTTTTCCAATATGTCTGCATTGGTGATTGCGACTGTAAATACATAATCTGAAATTTCGTCATCGGTTACTGTGTGAGTGCCATTGAAAGGAGCTCCGCAGCCAGTAATAATTACGGATTGGCCTTCTGTGAATTCTTGAATTGTTGCAGTTTCAAAATAAGCAACATTATTTTCTAGCTTTACTTTGTTAATCTTGCTTTGGAAAGTAACTAGCATTGGGAGAACTAGATTTTCCGAGGCATCTACTATGTCGCCTAAATATGCGTCTGAATATAGAGATGACGAAACGCCAAGAATTGTCCTAAGCTCTGTGGCCGTAACTATCGTAGGCATTTCGTCATCCTTTCAAGCAGTTAGGTGAGGGGCCAGCTCGGGAGCGGACTGGCCCTCACTTTTTTTAATTAACTACGCAACCATCCAACGATAAGCGCCAGCGCCTACCTTTGTTGCTAGTGCGCCATAACCATAGTAAGCAACCTTGATTTGACCAGTTGCTACCTGTGCAGTCTCCAAGCGGAAACGGCTTGACTCATACCAAGTATAAGCCTCTGGATTGATGATAATGATTGTGTTATCGCCAACACCTGAGCCAGTTGTTAGATTGCGATCTACGCGGAAGTTTAAGCCAAGTAGATTTCCAGTTGCGGAACCTGCTCCAAGATTTCCACCTTGATTCATATTGCCAATCAAGTTCTGGTAAATCGGACGGCCAGCATCAGCAAGATTCTGGATTACGCCCCATTGCTGAGGAGAAGCGATAATGTTTTGTGCGAATCCTAGAGTGTTGGAGTAAATTGAAACTCCAGCATCGGATACGAAGTCAAGAAGTCCAGCTGCATCAAGAGTGCGGTTTCCGCCATCTGTTCCACCAGCAATTAAGCCAGTTACAACTGCTACATCTGTTGCCTTTGCATAGGCATATTCCATTTGACGGACTAACTCATCAAAGAACGCAGGAGAACTTCTGTCAAGGAGCTCTACGGAAAATTCTTGACCGCCCGCATATTTCTTGACACTCACAGATAAAAATTCACTGGTCATCCCTGTTTCATCAATTGTTGCTTCTTCAGCTTCTTCTCCAACTGTTGGAACTGCTGTGAGCTTTGGAATCTCAAAAGTCATACCAGCATCTGGTAGAACTCCGCGAGATACTGAATCAACTGCTGGACGATCAGCATTTGAAAGAGGATTGATTACCTCAGTTAATTGACGAGTTGGGACGAGACCAGCGTTGTTGCTGGTTGTGTCATCTGCTGCGCGAACATAAGCGCGAGCATCGTCATTTCCTAGAGCAGCGCGAACGCTCATTTCTAGGTATTTGGACTTGGTGAACTCAAGTCTTGGAGTTGTGTAGAAAGCAGGCTTTGGAGCTGCAGCTTCTACTTTGGCTGCTTCTACCGCTTCTTCAACGGCAGGAGCAGGAGCGGTAGTGTCAGACACTTGGTCTCCTTCGGTTGGTTTGTCTGAATCAGCGGTTGCCAAATCAGAATCTTCTTTTGGTGTTTCATTCTCGGATGCTGCTACTTCGCTTACGCGAGCAGAATCAATTGCAGGATCAGTAACTAGAGAAACTTCATCAAGAGTTGCTGAGGTAATCTGCATTACGCCCTTATTGTTGGTCCATTCATTTATTTGCGCGCCTACGCTAAATCCATCGCGTAGCCCTTCGGTTGCTTCAACTAAAGCATCTTCTCCAGCCATAGTATTGGCAATCTTAAAAGTAGCTTCAATTCCATTAGCAGTTACATTGTGAGAAACCATTTTGCCAATTGGCCGAGTGCGGTCGTGCTCAAGGAGCAACTTAACTGGCTTAATCTCAATGCTATCTGCTGCGAATACTGTCGGGCCTACTGAGGTATTGCCTTGCTCATTCCAAGTAACGATAGTCCCAGTAATTGTTCTTTTAATTGTGTCGGCAGCAGTAACTGCCATTGGCATATTAACCTTCATTTGGTATTAGGTCCTCTTCTCGCTGAATCTGCTCAACGCTCATCGCGCCAATGCGGTTTAGGATTTCATAAACTTGCGCTCTTTCTAATGCGTTACCGCGTAAGAAATCGTCAAGTGCAAAGCGCACCATTACTGGATTTGGAACAAAGTCCGGTAATGATAAGCGTTCCTCAATCGCTTTAAGGATTGGGCGAAGTGAGAAATCAACTAATGAGCGCCGCTCGGACACCGCGTTTGAATAAGTCATAGAAGTCGCTTCGGCGCTCAAGAAGTAGGCAGGTATGCCGCAAGCTCTAGCCAATTCAAGCGCTACATATTGACGGCCTTCTGCAAGTTGCAATGATTTAGGATCAAAACCAAATTGCTCAAGATTTACATCAGCATTTAGAAATGCAGTAGAGCGAGATTGACGAGCAGTTTTCCAAGCGCTGAGTAGTGCTGAAATTCTTTCGGCAGTTAAATTAGTTCCATTAGATTTAAGAACCATAGTCGGTGCAGGTTCTTTAGCATAATTAACTGCTGCGTTTTCAAGATATACGGCAGCTGCAATTGTTTTACCAGCTCTGTGAAGCAATCCCTCATCTGGGCCATCGAATCTTATGATTGAACCAACGCCTTGAAGCGGAACTGACTTGCCATCAACTTTATATCCAGTAATTTCAGTATTTAAGAAATCTGTATCAACTGTAACTCTATCTGGACTAACGCGAGTCCAGGCTCTTACTCTTCCGCCATCAGTTGATGAATACATTTCCAAAACTTGACCATAACCAGCACCATAAAGCCAAATATCTTCAGCAAGCCAGTTATAAATTACAAATCCTGCAACCCTTGGGTCTGGCTGATTAATAACGCGATGCGGATCTACATACTGTCCAGTTATGCGATTGAAAGTCGTAAGAGGTAATGAGCCAATAGTTCCGCAAATGATATTGCGAGCTCTAGCAACGGATGGGACGCTCATTGCTAATTGGCGAGTGGTATTAGTTGCACCGCCGAGAATATTATAAACTGAATCGCTGATCTGGACGGGAGTTAGCGCGGCTGCAACATCTGAAACCTTAGTAGGCTTAGCCGTCTGAACCTGTGGAAATAGAAAATCTCTTATAGCACCCATTGCTTACATTGTAAGCGAGCCTACTTACACTATTTGAATATCTACTCCGCTTTCAGCCATCGTTGCATAGTGTGTCGCTAAGGCTGAAGCAATTGCTCCGCAAATTGTTGTATTACTTACCTTGCGACCCATTACCCAACCGCCGTCTCCAAAGGGTAACTTGACGGCGGATAGGCATTGCTTGGTCAGCTCTTCCTGTCCCGAGTGAGCTAACCGCTGAGATGAGATAGCTCCCAGTAACTCATCGCAGCTTTGGGCATAATCAAGGCCGTCTATTGGCTCGACTCTTATTCCAGCAGGAGCTAATCTAGCTGCGACTGCTGACGCGGTTTTGGCTGAATAAGCAACTAGTTGAACTGGATACTTACGCACCCATTCGGCAACATCATTTGCCATTGCTTTATCATCCAAATTGGCGGGGTTATGCCAAGTCTGCAGCAATATGACTTGAAACCTATCACCTTCAAGTCTTTGACTAGCTACTAAGGCAGCTTCTTTTCTACTAGGGCTTAGATCAATAGCCAGCCAAGTATCTGCTTCAGGGTTGAGTCGCAATCCATCAACTCTGCAACTCTCCCATTGAGACGGATTGATAACTGGGTTTATGGTATCGACCCATTGGCATAAGACTTCTGTGCGCACAATATCCTCGGGGTCTGATAAGACTGCTCGGATATTATCTGGATGAACTGTTATGCCAAGTGATGGATTAGCTTGGCAGACACCTAGCCAGAAATCTGGCGAGTTATCAAATTTGATGCCTTGAGGCGCTGACCATTCAAACCAACCAATATCATCATTGCTACCGAATATGGCAGCCATCGCTCTTTCCCTAAGTTTATTTAGAACGATGCTGTGTTGATCTCCAGCATTTGAATAAACCCATATTTGTGGATTTGGGCTAGCCATCTGGGTATATCGCAAGGCAGACCAGACATCCTCATCTTTATACTCTCGGGCTTCGTCTAGGTGGATAGTTTCAGGGGCTGCAATGCCTCTACCAGCGGAGTTGTTGGCCCTGACGATATATCGCCTACCTTCAGTAAATTGAAGCTCTTGAAAGCCCTTACTTTCCAGCTTCTTAGTAAATTCAGCAGCTAGCCTTGGATTCTGTTCAATAATTCCATAAATCTTATAAAAGAGCTCTGCTGAGGTAGTTAGCTTATGGGCAGTATGAACTTGAAGCTTCTCCTTTAAGACATAAATCCTAAATAGAATTTGAAGCGCCATAAAGGTTGATTTCCCCTGTTGTCTCGCGCACAAAAGGGTTATGACTGGATGAGCCCATCGGCCATCGGGTTTCTGTTTTAAGCTGTGATGAGCCAGCCATTGCTGCCAAGGCATCAGCTCAAAGCCGATTTCCTCGCAGAATTTAATCATTTGCTCGCCTAGTGAAGGTAAATCGTTGAGTTTTGTGTGAATTCGCGGTTCTGCCACACCTCGGTAAGTCGATTCGTCCCGGACTCGGGCAATCTCTCCCAATTGAGCCATTTCAATTTGTTTCATTCCTGATAATGCCTAGCCGAGCCATTTTCAGGGAAAATCTTCCCAATGG